GACCTGCGGTCAGCCGCCCACAACTCAAACTCCATTTCCAGAAGCTTGTTCAGCTTCTTGGATTCATCTTCTGAAATGCCAAGCATCTTGCCGTCCACCTGTGCATGCAGGTAAAGCCCCGGCCCGACAATAGCCGTCCTCAAGGTCTTGATGGCGGAAGTCGCCAGTGGCGCCGACATGTAAAGGGAGCGCGCCCGGCTGCGGAGAACGGAATTGTGACGGTCAATATCCTGTTTGGGAGAGCCGGAAACAGCGTGGTATTTCTTGAAGGCGCGGCGCGTCTTGGAAGCTCCGGCATCTCCATAGCCGTAATTCCTGAACTGCTTCCGAACCTTCGCTGTATATTTCTTTCCCATATGTTCAACAATCTTTCGGGACAAAAAAGGCAATGCATCTGCGTCCACCCCCGGAAAGTTCACGCTCAATCTCTCTTATCTCCGTTTCAATTTCACGGAGGTAAACCCTCAATTCCCCAAGGGACATATTATACGCAGCCTTGTTGCGTGTACCGATTCCGTAGCTCTGCGCCTTGCCGGACAAAACATTTCTGATCGCCTGTTTGACGGCGCTCTTGTCCTCATTCAACTCAACAAGGCGTTCCCGGAGTTTGCTGGTGCGCGTGGTTGCCATCGTTACGGCAATCATGATGGCGCCGGAAAATACAACAACGTGTATATGGCTCAGTCAAAAAGCCGGTCTTTGAAAGATGAACGCCGCGGACGGCGTGGAGTAGAAACCTTGGCAGTCTTGGACGGAGCATCCCGAAGCGCTCGTTCCCATGCATCAAAATCCGGGTTGATGACCTTCACCGCTGCCCGTGCGTAATTCCGGCAGTCAAGAGCCTCGTTTCTTTCATGTCCGGGAAGTTTTACCCATTTCATCACATTTCCCTCTACCACTTCCACTTCTGACAATAACCCGGTAAAATAGGCCATGTCGTACCCTCTCGACTCGTCGGGGAAGTGCATGTAATTTGGCCCCGGAGCCTGAACCTGGACGGCAGACATAATCGCGGATTTGCCGGCGTTCACCCCGAGATTATAAAGAATGTAGGTGTTATTCTTGTTGCCCGCAATCGGTACACGGTTCGGAGGTGTGATAAAGGGACGCCCATGAGTACCCCATCCTTTTACGGCAAACACATTGGCCTTTTGCCTTTCCTTGCACCTCCGTGCAATTTCATTCGTGAATTTGCCGTCGCCGGAGTCGGCAAAAGTCATGACAACCCGCAAAGCTCTGCCGTTGGCAAACTTGTAGGGACGGGAAATGAGACTGTCCAACTGTTTCCACACCTCGTCTGAATCCGGAGACCCGGTAATATATCCGGACTGTACCCCCCAGCTCTCATAATAGTGTCCCCACCCAACAATTTCATATTGGGCATATTTATGCTGGAAGTCCACGCCGCACGTCAAAATCAGGGGGCCGCAACCAGGTTCCCCCGGCAAGTCTGCATTCTCCGGATACTTCTCTGCCCGTTTCAGTAATTCAGTTTCATCGGCGACGGTATTCCTCTCTTCCCACAAATCACCCACATCGGTATTCTTCCACACTTTGAGCCGTTCCGGATCTTTCTTTGCCTTGCAAAAATTCTGGATGATATCTTTCCACGGGCGCCAAGGTGAAGCAAAGCCTCCGAGCCAGAATGACCGGCAACGGTTATTCCGAATGGCATCGGGATTCTCCGCTTCCCAGCGGGAATCTGATTTTTTGACCTCCTGTTCTTCGCTGACTTCCCCGCATCCGGGGCATTTCCATCCAGTAACGTCAACATACCACGATTCCTTCCCTGCTATCCGTTTCGGTTTGGCCTTGAACTGGATATCATCAAAGCGCACCTCATGATATTCTCCGCACCGTGGGCAGCGCGTCTTCCACCGTTCGCGTGTGCCCTGCGTATAGAGGAATTCAATTTGAGACGCCCCCTTGATTGTGGGAGTAGAAACGGCAACGCGCTTTCGGTTGTAAAAGGTATTCTGACGGCGTTTTGCCAATTCCCAAGGTTCCCCGTCTCTGCCGGCGCTTGTTGCAAAGCGGTCAAGCTCGTCACCGATGACGTAGCGCACCGGCTGAGAAGACAAATCGCTCGCACTATTGGAGCCAACGAGGGTCAGCATACCTCCCGGAAAGGACTTTTGCAAAACGGTGGAAGTTGCTCCCCGCCCCTTCTTCTCCACGTCACGCACTTTATCACGAATCTTATCGCATGCTTTCAGCATGGGAGCCACGCGGAGACGAGAAAACGACATGGCATCTTCCTTTCTCGGTTGGACGTATAGAATGGTTCCCGGGTCCTGGTCAATAATGTAGGCAATGATATTCAATTCCAATTCCGACTTCCCCACCTGGGAAGGAGCCACAAAAACGATTTCCTCGATGTTCGGATCTGAAAAGGCACACATCGGTTCCCGCATGTAGGGGGTTCGGTCCGTCCTCCATTGACCGGCTTCTGCAGATAATCCACCAGCCAGACGGCGGTACTTGTCCGCCCACTGGTCAACGGAGAGATCCTCCGGGGGCAGCCACAGACTCACCGCTTCATTGTATAGATCTGCAAGATGTCTTTTCTCCCGGGAATTCATGATTCTTCCTCCTCTTCGTCTCCGTTGGACATCTGGTCTCCGTCTTCTTTCATGAGGTCTGAAAATCGTGAGGGGTCATACGTATGGGCAGCCAGCTCTTCAAATACCCCGAAAATGGCTTTTCGCAGAATAATCGCTGCCTCATTCGGTGAGGCTCCGGCGCAATCCACCGCGCAGCGCCCAGGAATAGCCATGAAGGCAGCCTTCGTTTCCTGGACCATTCCATTCATGAGAGTGCGAACATGTTCGGCCTTGTGAACTTCGCCACGCAATAGGGCCAGCTTGATTTCCTCAATCCGCGCCTTGGCCTTCTTGCATCGGACTTCCGCCTCAAGGCGCTGCCGTTCCAGAGAAGAAGTCTCTTGGCGGTTCTGCAGGTACTTGATGTAGGAAACGAGGGATGCTCCGAACACATATCGTTTTCCCATGGGTGTGTCCTCGGTCACAAATGCCCCGTCCGCTCGCAATGCCTGAACACGGCGGACGGAAAGGTCAAGAAGCTTGGCAAGCTTCTCAGCCGTAATGTAACCCTTCCCGGCTTCTTCGGATTTAGTGGCCTCTTCTTTCATGCTCTTTTGTAGCGGTTTCATGCCGTTTCAACAGCATTTCGTGCTTTTTCCCTCTCTTCCGAAAATCGACGCATGGGGGGGTGAACCAAACGACGAAAAAAAAATTGAAAAATGCGCCTTATTTGGGGTGGAGCCCAGCGCATGGAGCAACGCTGCCGGACAGTACCTTGGCCCCTCGGCCGCCGCCCCTTGACCATTCCGATTCCCATCACCGCATCAATCTGTTGAAATGGTGGTAAAACCGGCTCTCCAAGTCTCGATTGAGCTTGGGCATCCATATAGCCTTGACCTTCTTGTTTGTAATGGCCTGAGGAACGGACGTGGATGCATGAACCATCGGGCGGTTGCTCTTACCAACTACGAATGCCCGATTCCTGCCATCCACAACAAATACTCTGTTCCCGTTTTTACCCTTGATGACCGCTGGCTTTCCTCTGAACGTTTCAACCGTCACCTTGTAGGGCTTGGGTACTCTACGCCGTACTCCGTTCTTACGGACCGTTATCTTTGTCCTGGGCCGTCTCTTGGGGGTAGTCTTCCACTCTGCATGCTTCCTGCCTTTGAACACTACAGCAAAGGAGGCTATCGTCGTGCCCTGGAAACTGGTACGAACATGGGCCTTTCCGGCATTTCTCCCTCTCCCTGTGTAATCGTAAGCGTAGGCTGAGCATGACGCCACTTCACTCTTTTTGATTCTGTACACACTGGCAGTAGCAGCAGAGACGGCGCCGGGCACGCGACGTTTCATGTCCCTTACCGTCAGGTCATCGACCTTACGTGCCCGCTCATCCAGCATATCAAGCTGGTTCAATAAATCGCTGGCATCTATCTTGATTTCCATTATTTGGTAACGGTATAGAGTTTTGCAATCAGGGATTCCCCTTTCGGAGTCAATCTGTAATTGACGTGATGCCGTCCATCTTCCTTGCGGGTGATAAAGCCATTTCTCAACAGGGAACGGATGGAACCGAAGAATGATCCTTCATTGACCGGCACATCTGACAGAATAGCCTTTCTGGTTACACACCCCTTCTGAATGGCGACGAGAATGAGAATATCCAGTAAAGGGGCTTTCTGCCCCGGCCTGATGGACCAAACGTTTTTCAGCAATCCAAATCCAAAATCCAATGCTCTCATGTTATCTCTCTCCTTTCAAACGGGTCATGATAAGCTCCACCAGCCCCCTATGCTGGTTATGGCGATATTCCCCCGGGTACTCCATGTTGAACTCAATTTCCAGAGCTTCCCTTACTCTGTCATCGTCAAGCTTACGAGGACGTTTGGCTATTGCATAAATCTGAGATGCAGACCTTACACCAATGATTTCCACGTCGTAAAAGTATTCCTCAAGCAATTTCCTCAATGTTGCGTGGGTGTGGAAATGCTGAATGGTCCATACCCCGGCCCGGAAGGTGGCAGAGAAGTTTTCTTTATCAAGAAATTCAATGTTCCGGCTTGGGGCGTTCGTGTATTTGTAGTCTAAAGCCTTATCCAGAAACCCTTTATTGCGCGTGCCGAGTATCAACATGCCATTCTTGGAAGCCAGGGCATTACAGGCAGTCAAGACGTAATGCTCAAACTTGGAATTGACGACTGAATTGAGAACACTATCCAAAACGACCAGATTAAATAGTCCGGATCTGGCAATGTCTCGTTCAATGAGGCGTATTTGACGGACTACTTCACGAACATCAAGCTTTTCCTCCCTCTGGAAGTGTGGCTCATAAGGTAAAATGTGATATCCCTTTCCTGCCAAAATCTGAGCATACGCACAACGGCCCGCCCCAAAATCAATAATCCGCATGTCCTTACGCAACCTGGGAATCACATATCGTTCGTATGTTGTCGATTTTAGGTCACGTTTCCCGCCTCCGTTGAGACGGTGCATCTGGCACAGAAGCTGGTTGTAGGATTTTACGCCAAGGGAATCATAGTAATACTGTCCGTATTCAATTCCCAGCAGTTCAAGCATGTCCTGTTCGTCTTCATCACGGATCACGTAGCAAATGACCTCACGTTTCAGTTGCTTGGAGGCAACGGCATAGTCACTATTCAGCAGCACATCCCCCCGTGTATTGCACACGATGGAACCCCATTCCCCATATTTCATGATAAGGCGGCCCATTTCAAAAACAATGGTCGCATTATCATTTTTTTCGTAGGAAAGGTGGTCTGGCTGCACAATATGGTATTGTCCTGCAGAAAGGTTTCCGCACACGCGAGCTTTGCTCTTATTGGTTTCTACGCTGTTGTGGAACAGGTTGAACCTGATTTCATCAACCTGGGTAATACCGTTGATTCTGACCGCGGGACAATGCGTCATGCCCAGGGCTATCATGGCACGTGTACGCTGGTGTCCGGCAGTCAAAATACCGTTATCTCCATTCACAATGACAGGTTTGATGACTCCGAATCTCCGGATACTCTCTTGCAATTTCAGGAATTTATCTTCTGCCAGTTTCCGGGGGTTGTAATCAGCCGGAGTCAAGGCCGCAATAGGATAGCGTTCAATGAACTCAATTCGCATATCGTTTGTCTCCCTTGTTCAACAATTCTGTGAATATCCCCATCACATTACCGTTATCATTGAGGTAACGATCATAGAATTCCTTGAAGCGTCTGGCCTCTTCTTCGCTCAAGATAATTTTGATTGTTCCAAACTTGACAAAGTTCTGAGATGTGGAACCGGCTTCATCACGCTCAAGGTTCAAATCTTCTGGAATGTCCTCTGGGATCTCATTTAACATATCATCAATTTCACGGTCGGAAAAACCAGTCAACGTAAGAGGGAATTCACCTGATTCAGACATTTGCCGTATGAGAAGCTTCAAGGCGTCATCATCCAAGTCAGCCAATTCTGCGATATGGTTGTCGGCAATCAAATCGGCTCGTTCATGTTCTGGCGTTTCGTAGTGCTGCATCTCTACAGGCACTTCTTCCAATCCGGCCAGTTTGGCCGCCGCCAAGCGGCCATGCCCCTTGACGATCATACCGGAAAGGTCAGAAACAGTAATAGGAGCTCTCCATCCGGCCAGCCTGATAACTTCAGCCAGTCGTTCAATCTGCGTATCAGGATGACGGTTCGGATTATCCGGATTTTCCTTCAAGTCAGCTACTTTACGTATTTCATCGTAGCGACAGAATACCGGCACTCCTGATAAAATAACCCTGGCTTTTTCTTCAACATCAAGACGTTTCATACTTATGTTGAAAGGAAACTGACTATAGAGCGCAATCAAAAAATTATCAGGAATTATCTTTTGAATAAATATGACGAATTTTGAAGAAAATGCTTGTTGTCCATTATCAGGTTAAACATACTTTCAATGCCGGATATGAAATTCCGGCATTAACACAAAACACGACTAAACAATGAACAACGAATACAGGTGGATTGCGACAAGCAACAACGGCAACAGCTCAACCTCCGCGGCAACCTCCATTGAAAATGCTATTGCATCGGCACGAGATCACTGCGTAGAGAAGGGAGAATGGATTGAAACAATCATCATTGCCGACTCAAACAAGGAAACGGTGCGGGCTTTTAAACGAGCCGGCAAAGAAAGTGAATGGATTGACTGCCTGAATGGTGACACTCCCACAAAGGAGGTTCAGCAGGCCCATGCCAAATGATGTGCAATGACGGCTCCCGGCAGCAAACTGCCCCCGGAAGCCGCCACACACAAAACGGCGACTAAACCGTTCTGCGGAGTAGTTACCTCAAGCATTCCACGAAGTCAAGAGAAACGCCGTCCTTTTTACGGGACGGCGTTTCATTATTCATCTGACAACCTTTCGTCACATTTCCGCTGTATCTCGGATAAACTGACATTCTTTTTACGTCCAGGAGGGGGCTTACGTGTAAAAAAGGAACCATTTGAAGCTCTAAATCCTCCCTTGGACATTGCCAGGTCAACCTTCCTCTTCAATACAGGGTCCCGGCGAGTGTAATAGGCAAGGTTTTCTGCCGTGATTCCCGCAGCCAAACAGGCATCTTGCTTGGAGCTTCCTTGCTCCATGTAAAACAGAGCCATGTTAATTCGTTCGTTGATAAGGCTTTTACTTCTTTTCATGCATATTTTCGTTGGGGTTCCAATTTGGGTCATGCAGAGCTTTCAAAGCTTCTTCAATGGATAAGCTATTTTCTGCGCTGACGGCATCCGTGGGTTCATCCTTTGACTTTGTGGCCTGTTGTGTCTTGGGCTTCCAACGTGTTTCCTTTGCCCATCGTGTGGCGTGTGTAAGCACATCGTTGAACTTCTCCCAAAATCTGCTTCTGGAATCGGGCCTCCAAAACGGTTTTCCTTTCCTGTCGGAGTCTAGGTCCGAAGCATAGTAAGCTTGCAAAAGCCGAATATCTTTGGGGGTCACACTTCCCTTGCAGCTTTCCCAGGCTTCCAGAGCTATCCCCTGTTCTTGGGCAGTTGGCATCGTCTTGCTCCACACAGGATTGACCTGTAAACATGCCACAATGAACTGCCATGCCCTGGGATCTGCTGCAGGATGATTGTCAGCAATCCGAGGCCGCGAGGGAGAGGAAAAGGCAGGAGGCGGTGGAGGAACATCTTCCCACGGTGTACTGTCCACCGTAGTAGTTTCTCTCCCTATATTCCTTTCCTCTCCTTTCCTTTCCTTAGCATTGCCGGGTGTAATGCAGTCCGCATTACTATCTGCATTGCGTTCTGGTATGCGTTTTGCATTACTCTCTGTATTAGAAAGGTCATTGCATTCCGTAGTACAGCTTTCATCTTCTTTCTTACCCCACCGGGCTTCTGCGGCCTTCCTTCCGCCGCGCCGCTGGTTCAAGGCTTTCTCTTCAGCTTCCTTGTTGTAGGTTTCTACCACGAGGTTGTCTCCTTCCCAATGGTAAAGCCCTGGTACATCTTCTGGCCTACCCTCCAATCCGACACGGATCATCCATTGCCGGGCATTCCATGTCCCACAATCCAGAATAATCCCCCCATTGACCTGCTCTGCACAATAGAGGCAAAGCAACGCGCAACGTCCTACACAAGCCTCGCCGTGTTCAGCAAGAGCAGACCGCATGTTAACGTCTATTGCATAATATTTTAAAGCTCCTGTAGATTTATTTGCCATAATCAAAAAAGCGTCAGTTGGGGGTTGTAGTTCATCCACAGGCATTCAATCTTTTTGCCGCCCTGTGTGTCGTGAGCAACTTTGCACTCCTTCCGCCAGCCGTCCAGCTGCCGGGCGTAAAGCTCGGAATCATAGCCGGACAAGACAACCTTGCCTTTCAAGGTCTGGAGGAAAGCAAGAAGCCGCTCATGGTCCTGTTGATCGTACTCGTGGGCGTACCTCACACGGTTGCCGCGAGTGGACTGCACATAGGGCGGGTCCACGTAGTGCAGCGTGTCCGGTGAGTCATAGCGAGCCATGACCTGCAGGGCGTCCATGTTGTTAATCTCGATATTCCGGCACCGGAGTTCGGCGGCGCATTCCCGAACGATTTCGGGATATTCCCTCCATGTCTGGGGGTATGGAGTAGTCCGCAGAAGGCCATTGCGCTTGAACCCCGGCTTGTGGATGCCTCCGCCGTAGCTCATCATACTATTGACGGCAAAGCGGAGAGCATCTTCCACGGGGTCTTCAGCGATTTCAAATGACCGGGCATAGGCTTCCTGGGCGTAGGGCGTCAATTCGACAAGCCGGGCCAGCCGTTCAGATTTTTTCGGATCACGTAGCACTTCAAAAAAGTTCACAATCCGGTCATAGAGATCGTTATAAACATCCAGCCAGGCGGGCTGCTTGTTGAGCAGGACCGCTCCGGAACCGCCGAACGGTTCAACATAAATTTTGTGATGCGGGAAAAAGCTGATAATCCAGGGGGCGATTCTATTCTTCCCTCCAAGGTATCGAGCAAGAGCCCTTTTCCGTGGTGCTCTAGTGTTCATTCCCCCTCCTCCTTTCCATTCATCAGGTTAAATTCTGGCTGTTCCCACATGACTCCACACTCACACGGCATTCGAAAATCGGAGGGTCTCACCAAACCTTGAAGGTAGTCTTGGCGGAGTTGAGATAGAGGATAAAATATCTTTTCCCCGTTAACAGTTCTCCTTAAAATGGTATTATGTTTCCCGGTTGAATCTCGAAATCGTTGTTCCATCCTTTCATGGAAGGCAAACCTCTCCGGCATCTTTTCCAAAAGATTTACAAAATGACCAATACCCGCTTTGAAACAAAAACCGCCGCAATTTGCATGGTTAAAACCCATGTCGTATAACCTTGGAAGCCTGACATTGTATCCTTCCAACCAGCTTTTAATCTCGCAGTAGGAATAAGGTTTTTCAGCCAGTGGAAACCACCAGTTCCATTCCGGTTTGTTTTTTCGGAGCCTTTCACACCGTTCTATTTCTTCAATGTTAAACCCAATAACGATACGAGTTTCTGGTGTGCAATGCTTACGCATCCATGTGTCTAGCGGTTTACGTTTGAGCAATATTGAGCAAAATCCCACGCGGGAATTTGCCATCATGCCCTCTCCGCCTGAACCATCCTGCCCAGTACACAGTTCCCACGGAGTAATATAAGCATCCGGATTTTTCGCTCCTTTATGGCCGCGCATACGGACAATGTGAAGCTGGCATCCCAAGGCACCCGCACCTTGGACGATAAAGCGGTAATTATCTTCATCTTCGATCCCGGTGTCGGCGAAGACTAAATCTACTTCGTCCGGCCCATACTGATCAACGGCTAACTTGGCTGCACCCCAAGACATAAGGCCACCACTGTAATTCACACAGACTTTCACTCATCCTCCTTTCTTGGCTCCCAGTAAACAGGCCATCCTTCATGGACGCAGGCTGCGCAGAACTTGTACTGCGTTAGCTCATGTTTACAGTTCGAGCATCTCCGTCGCATAGGATGCACCCACGCCCTGCACGCGGCCCGCTTCCGGCGGACGTCACCGATAACATTGTACAACTTAAAGTCGTCCCATAAGCCTCCGCGAAATTGAAGTGGCAGCTCGTGATATTCCATTTTAAATCGTATTCGGGCGTTATTGCGAATCCTTTCAATTCTGGTTTCGAGAGTTTCGACTGCTTTTCCGTATTCGTAAAAAGCTTTCTGTTCAGGCGTCAGTTTCATGCGAGCCTCCTTTCAAACACGATTTCCACCTGTCCGGCGCGTCCCAGGTCGTGAATCCGCTCAATCCCGGCGCAATCCAGCGTCCTGTCGTCAATGCCCATAGCCTTGCAGGCCCCGTCCAGATACGCCTTGCAGCGCGCCAGGCAATTATCCGTGTCCGGCTTCGGTCCCTTGAAAAACCAGATCACCCGGTAATGCGTCGGTTGCATCCTCCGGCCATTCAGGGCTTCACAAGTCCTGCCCCAGGCTATATTCCGGGCGCGGCTCTTGGCAGCCGTCTTCTTATAACCGGCCACAATGGCCCCCCTCTGCGTGAGAGGGGCCTTCGCATTGGGGGACAAACACCGCGGCGTGTGGGGCAAAGTAATGGTCAGCGTGGTCATCATGCCGCACCTCCTTCCACTTCCTTCACGGATCCGTCAGAAACCTTCACTTCCGCGCATCCCGCCAGCGTCTTACGCAGCCAATCCTTGGACTCGGCCACCTTGGCGCCGGCATCCGCAGCCTTACGCACGGAATGCACCAGCTTATCCAGATCGGTAATCCCTACCTTGCAGCAGGCCGTAAACGCCTGCGCCGTGATGTCGTCGGGGAACAAACCGTTAAGAATTTGAAAAGCCGCCGCGGCATCCGTCACCGTAAACGCCTTCTTGCCGGGAGCCAGAACCAGACCGGGAATCTCCACCTCGGCCCGCAGATCTGCCTTCACCTTGGACTCCACGGAAGCCGCCCACTTCTTCGCCAGTTTGGCAAGATCGTAGGCTTCCCTCCGTTTTTCGGGAGACCATTCTTCCCAGGCCGCCGTCAAATCCCCGGACGTCACCTGCACCAAAGCCAGCTTCACCGCCGGGCAGGAAGACTGGGCCCGGCAATACCGGCAAGCCTTCTCGCTGGGCTTCAACGGGGCGTGCTCATCCTGCGCCTGCTCAATGCAGGCCCGGAAAAACGCCCGCGCCTGCTCCACGCTCTCGCGGGTGTACCGGCAAACGGCAGGCTCCTTCCGGCTCGCGTAAGGCTGCAAAATGCACACAAACACCTCATCCGCATGGTACGCCTCGTGCCCATCCATCACCAGCACGGCCAGGGCGCTCAACTGCAAATTGCACTCCGCTGGAGAAACAGGAATGCGTCCAAATTTGTAATCCACCACCAAAGCCTTGCGGTCCCAAACAGCCACCATGTCCGGTTTTCCGGAAAACAGACGGTCCCGTTCAAATAGACGCACTTCCCGCACCGTCTGAACATCGGTCCAGTTTTCTTTCATCCCCAAGTGCTTTTCACACAGGGCCTTTTCCATCTCGCGGCACCAGGCCACAGCCTCGGCGTCCTCCGGGTCTTCCGGCATCGTCCCCTGTTCCATGTGAGCGTGCAGGATAGTTCCCATGGCGGCGTCCTCGCTCTCTTCGTCTATCGGGCATTTCCTTTCTGCATTCCAGCTTCCGGGGCAGAGGAAAAGCCGCTGCATCCCGCTCGCGCTGGGCAGCCCCTGACGTTCATCCCTGATCATTTCCATTGCGTCCATCATCGTCAACAAGTCAGGAGTTAATGCTCAAAAGAACCAAAGGAAGGCACATCCTCCGGCACATCCAGTCCGGGAATACCGTCTTCCGGCGCCGGTGCGGTTACAGGCGGCGGGGCCTGCGTCGTCCTGGGAGCTGCCTTTGGAGCGTGGGCAGATGCAGGAGTCTCCGGCAGGGAGGGGTCACGGGCGGGCTGGTCATCTACGGGGAACTCGTCTCTAACCTTCCTTACCCCCTCAACAATGCCGTTATAAACATTGCTCAAATCCCGCAATTCATTTACGGACATTTCTTCCAGTTTGTGACCCAACCTGGCTTCAAGCCGGGCACGCGTCACTCCATAGACTAAAAAATTAGCTTCCAGAGAGCGGAGAATATCATCCTTACTCCGCTTGAATCCGTTCTCCTGCGTAATCTTCACAGCTTCCATAGCTTCATCCGTCAGCCACCCGGGAAGCACCTGCAAAATGCAGGCGCGGATTCGGCGGGAAGCCATATTCGCGCAGAGTTCGTAAATATCCCGTTCGCTGTCCAAAGCAACACGTTTCATCACCTTCCTGCCCCCCTCATACTCGTTCTTGTCGCGGGTGTGAGGAACCGAAAAAGCAATTTCCCTCCTGACATTGGTCTCTTTGTCGAAACAATAGGCAAGACATTCGGACACATTGCAGCCGCTTCCATCCGCGCCCTTGGGATCCCAATGCCGGGCAACCTCCTTCCATCCGGCTTCCGCATTCCCCCAGGCCCCGATCAGCGCCTCCGCCAGACGGATGCTGGGGCCCGTCACGGTCGTATTTCCGCGAGGGTAGGAATAAGTGGCGGACTGCGCCAATTTCGGTTGATCGCAAGCCTGCTTCATCCTCAAGGTCACTTCGGCCAAATTCCGCGGAAACTGCTTGGCAATCCAGATCGACGCAAGCACGGAAGTAACGGCTGCATTGCTCGTCATGGCAGCCAGGGCCCCGCTTCCGGCGGAAGCCTGAACGGCAAACGGATTGCCCGGCGCTTGATTGGATAGTTCGTTTGTTGTATTGGTATTCACGTTATTAGTATTCTATTGGTTAGCTATTGATAACAGGCCGGGGACCAGTTGGCGCTGGCCCCGGCCAACTCACTTTATCGGTCGATTTCTCCGGTGAAGGAGGATTTCGTACACAGGCACACGGCGCCGCGGTGAATCCGGTTCTCCGGCAGATCCTTTGCCAGCTTGTCGGCAATATCCTTAATCGCATTGCGTTCCGGGATGTCCGCGCGGACAAGCTGGTACACAAAATACAGCTTCCCATCAGCCAGGCGCACACGCAGGCGCACCTTGATTTGATACGTGGTATCTCCTTCAGCGCCCCGAATAACCGGGATCGCAATCGTGAACTCCGGGGGGACGTTCAATTCTCCACTCTTGGAATCCACCGTTTCGTTATAAGTCAGCTTCGTTTCGCCGTCGGAAGCCCGGTAGGCGGACTTAAACTCCACCTTGCGGTGCATGTCGAACTTGCTCGCCAGCGTCAGCATTTCAGACGGGGTGGGCTTCATCACATCCTTGCTGTTCTCTTCAAGGAATTCCACAAAATCCTTCTGGCTCATGCCCTGGCCGTCGTATTTGGTCCAATTCTCCCATTCCACCGTCTTGTTGAGCTGCATAGTGGCTTGGTGGTCCCCCCATCCATTACCATCGGGGGAATAATAATTGAGCACGGCGTTTACTTCTCTGTCGCTCACGTAAATCACGCTCCTGACGCCATTTTCGGCATCTTCCGCCTTCACGAAATCTGCCAGCGTTTCCAGGTCCAGCAGCTGAACACTGCCGGCCTTGCGAGGGGGCGTATTGCCCAGGCAATCCAGATGATACAGGGTATATCCATCCGGCACGACGGCGGCACGGCCATTCGCCACTTCCTGCACGCGGACGGCTGCCAGAGTTTCTTCGTTCAAGTTATCCATATAATTTAATTCTATAATGTTTATGTTGTTATGTGGTTGTTGGGAACTTAGGCGCGCTTAGCTACCTTGGCGGGGACTCCGGCATCAACATCGGCAGCAGCCGGGAATGTCACCTTCACAGGAGCATCCAGGTCCAGTTTCCCCTGGGCGGGGTCGTCCGTATGCAGGGCGCCGGAGGTATCGGCAAACATAATGCGCGGGGCAATCGTCGGATCCGGGATGTTGGCCGTAACCTTCGGCTCAATCACCACCTGATTCACGCCGCCTTTGCGCTTCACGGACAGCTTAAGAGTCAGAGATCCATTATTCCCGGTTGCCAGCACGGCGGAAACAAGGCTGGTCATCTTGGTGTCCAGGGCCTCCAAAAGAGCCCCTTCGTTAATCTCGGAAAGTCCTTCGAAAAAGACATCTCCGGGTACTTGTCGTTTAGTTACTTCACTCATAATATTGATGATCTAATAGTTAATAATAGATGACGAATCAGTCTTCGCATTCCTCGCACTCGCATCCAGCGATTCCGAGCATGGCGGCAATGGGATTCATCCGAACCTTCATTTTCGTTTTTTGCTGTTGTTCAAGGAACAAACGGACGCCTTCTCCCATAGTTTTTACATTGCCCTCAAAGCATTCGCCTGCTTTGAGAAGATAGCCGAAAGCGCTCGTCCACCCGTAAACTTTGAAATTCATTCTCTCAGACTGAAAAACGGAGCTGGAGGATTCTAATATGTGCCGAGTTTTTCTTTCTTCCGGGACCTCCAAAAAGGCGGAAAAAATAGCGCGCCCATCGTAACGCTTAATCAAATCAACAAGGTTATCAAGCGCGGCGCTGATTTCTTCTTTTGTGGATGCAACAGTATCGCAGCAGCAGGCTTCGTCCGGCGTGCAGGACTGCGCATTCTTTTCTTCGGTATTGTCCATTGTATTGGCATTCTATTGGTTATTGCTTTCCACGATCCGCGTGGAGCGGGACGGTTTTTCCAAGCCGTCAAAAGCTTTCATGGGAGTGGGAGACTCCGGGCAAAACCCGGAATGCGGGCTCTTGCCGGCCTGCAACTCGGCGTTATCCAGCTCTACCGCCAGCCAGAACAGGCACGCAGCGGAAAAACCAAAGGAGCAGGCTCCCAAAAACTTGAAAAAGATATTCATTTGCCATTTGTTAAAAGAAATTGTTCGACCTGCCTCATATTGTAGCGGTAATCACTCCGTCTGCCGCCTGGTTGGAGTTGGCCGCCGAACCTCTTGATAGCTCCTTCTCTCACCCCTTTTTCCAGGTAAGGAGTAATCCCGCTCAAAGAGTAATGGAACCGCTCGGCGACATCCCTCGCACTCCCGTACTCGTCCACCGTGCAGCACATTCCCACGCTCGCTGCCTCCGGGGAGGACGGAACAGGAGAAGAAGCAGCCTCCTTAAGCACCCTGGCTATGGTTTCCAGGGCCTCCGCCAGACTCTTCAACGTTTTTTCATTCGTGCTCATGTTCGGTTAATTAAAATGGCCGCCCGGACGGGTATGCCCCGCGCCTGCCAGACCGTATTATTCTTATCTACCGATTTGTGTATTTTGGTTTTTAGGCCCCACCTGGGCCGGGCGATTAGTCAAAGCTCGTGCCATCCGAGCAGCTTCAATTCTTCGATCAGGGCTTCTTCCATGGTTCAGTCGTCGTAGTGTCCGCCGGGTTCATCATTGGTTATTTGTTGGAAATTGGTGCTGCCTGCTCTCGCTTTGAGGGATAGAGTGCTATGAATATGGATTTCGTATTCCCCTGGCAGCATTTATGATTGTGAAATAGTCTTATTTTATTATTATTAGTCCGCTATGAATATGGAAGAATATCAATTTCAGCAATTTGTCAAAGAGGCCCTTATAGATATAAATGGAAAAATCATTCAACTGAAAAAAGATGTTGATGTATTAAAGAAAAACACAGCAAGCAAATCTCAGGCCGAAACTATTGATCGCAAGTTGTCTGCGATTTTATCGCAGCTGAAAATTCCTTTCTTTGGGCGATAAGGCATTTGCCTTCTTCACTTCCAACTACAAGAAACTCCGTTCCATGTAGAGGTTGCGGAGAGATGGAATATTGTATTTTTACCAGACCATCACCATTAACATAATAGCGGTAATTATTATTCACTAGCTCCTGCGCTTCCTCCACGGTAAGCAGCTTTGCATTCTTCGGTAATTCAGTATTTGTATTCATGGTTCTTTCCTGGGGGGAGGTTTTCATGTTCATGCCGCGGGCTTCTTGGGTTCGGAGTTCTTTTTCGAGGTGAGCACTCTTTGAGCTTTCGCTATTGCCAAGGCTCTCATGCGTTCTCCTATCGTTATTCCCAATCCCCGGGCGATTCCCTCCTCTAAGAGGAGGACCGATGCGGGAAGGGAAATCCGTTCTTCGTGTTTTTCTGTCGCGTTCATATTTCTATATTGAGGACTTTTCATCACTAGTCAATCTATTTTTGCGGAAAAGCATCAAATATTTTACTTGCATAATGAGGATTTTTCCTCATACTCTCCTCATGGAGAATGAAAAGGAACTCATCAAATCTTGGCTAAAGAAAAATAAAAAAAGCCGTGAATGGTTGGCTCAGAAATGCTTTGTTAAAAAGGCGTCCGTGGATGATTGGTTTCGATCTAAAGGCATAATTCCTCCGGCCAAGCTTGAGCTGATCCGGAAAGAAATGAATAGGCAAGGAGAAGAAGCGGCCAGGACAGCATCCTCTGTCCCTATATTGAATGGTGTTGCAGCGGTAGCGGTTCCTCTTTCGGAAGATGATTTAAAACTCATTTCCAAGGCCGCACAAATCAGCGGGCAAACTATTGAGGAGTTCATCCGTAGTGCTGCGCTGGAAGACGCGGGAGAATAATCCTCATTGAGGATTCTGAGGTGATGTTGGGTTGTTATCTTCATAACTTGGATTTAGATTGAGGCAGCAGAACTCAGGATAAGCCCCCGTTTCCAAAAGGAAACGGGGGAATTTTTCTGGTTGCTCCAAATTCCAATACACGCACCAGATGTAAAATCTTAGGCAGCAGGTATATTCTCAAGGGTTAATCCCAAACGTTTCATCAACCATATTTGACCGCGGGGCGTCAAATACGGTGTCGGTTTAGACTGTTGTGAACCGTCGGAACGCTGAATGACTCGGTAAGTGAGACGGAAATACCCAGCTTCAATATACTCTTGGGCCGGAACATTGTGACGATTGCCGTGCCTCCCCATAATACCTTCATTGCGTAGATACTCAAACAAACGGTTCTGTCCTGTCTCCATTCCATTCTGAGCAAGAATCTTGGCAAACTCTCCAATCAGGATGCAGCCCTCGGAAACTTCCACGCATCGTCCGAAATGTGCATAGGGAGCATCTTCCGCAGCTTTTGCTTCAAGAGCTTTTCTCTTCTCCCGTTCAGCTTTCAATGCCTGAAGCGTCAGAATCATGGTGTCCGGATCGGAAAGCATCTCTTCCAGCTTCTCCCCGGTGGCGTACAGGCCGTGCTTCCGGATGGAGGGGAGAACTTCTTCACACACCCAATCCTGGAACTCGACCGCTTTCGGCATCTTGGATTTCATCACAAGAGCGAACAAGCCAGCTTCATTGATAATTGAAACTGATTGCTTTCCTTTAAGGGTATCCCTGCTGGTTATACCCTTCCACTTTTCTCTTACATTCAATAGAGCTTTCGAAATATTCGAGTAACCGAGAGCTTCACATACTTCTTTGGCAAAGATCCAAGGTTCACCATTTCTTTCGATGACTTCAATCGTGCAATTCAGATCGGAGTTCTGGAACAGCTTAATGCCGTTCCCCGTCATGTTGGCGTAATCAGCTTGCGCTTTCGTACATTGTATAGTACTCATTGTCTTGTTTGTTAGTTGGGCTTATGCCCGTTATTGAAGGTCATCTGTTGGCGCAGGTGGCCTTCGTTGTTTTCGACATGGGCCGCATGTCCACAGGTGGCTTGCTCAAGCCACGGAAGTTCTTTTTTTGCTCCGTTCTTCCAGCCAGGCTTTCACTTTTTCAAGGTCGTAACGGGGACGGGAACCACGCCCAGGAGAGCATTTGATTCCATAGTAAACACACGGGCAACCTTCTTTTGTCCAAGCTATTACAGTATGCTTACTGACCCGGAGGGAGGCTGCCAGTTCGCGCTGATTTAGTAGTCTTGCTTTTCCTAAAACCTGTTCCATGTGCACAGTAATAACATATTTACAAATACATGCAATAAGAAGAATAGAAAAGATTCTATAATAGATAGTAATAGTTGACATTTAGGGTATTCTGCATATAAAATGGCATTCATGAAGAGTGATGAAAACTTGATAGTGCCTGCCTCTAGAGATCCTCAAGAGCCTGAAAAATCGACAATCAAGGAATATCTTAAACACAATGGGCTATCTTTGAAATGGCTTGCTGCACAATTAGGGTTATCTGAAGGGACAGTCAAAAACTGGTTCTATAGCAGTACCAAGATATCCGACACTAACCTTTTTAAAATAAATGAGATAATAAAAGACCATGCTAACGGCCTCATAAATTCTTCTTTTTGGGACAAAAAGAATTGTGCAATTTTTCCTGAGAGTAAGGAAGAGTGGGATAGGTGGGAAAAAGCCTCGCAAATGGAATTTTCCGATTCTGTTGAAGAGTGGGCTAGAGAGACGCTGAATGAATGGGCTACCCGAGTTATTTTACCGGATGATGCAAATGCAGAGAAACATATATGGATACATCCCCTTGCTGAAAATTCCCTTCTATTATGGAGAAGTGCTTTTTTTGCTGACACTGGCTTCATGAGGACGTATGGCAATTTAAAAATAGACCCTTCTTCTATTATAGAAAAAATATTAAATCAGAAAGCTCAAGAAATTATTGCTCAAGAGAAAGAAAAAAATAATTCTTTTTCGTTGAAAAACGTGGAATTAGGCCAGTACGACGGAATCTCGGAGAATGAAGCCAATAATCGAATGCAAGCAGGAGAATATATTTATTATTTCACCCAAGCTAATGCGTACTTATGGTTAGTTGTATGTGGAATGAAAAAGGAAAATGTCAATGTATGGGCTAATGAAGTCTTAGATAAAAAAGCTGAGGAAGCGATCTTTAATAAAATCAAATCGAGTATGAAACCAGAGGACGAAATTCCATTCTAAACCTCCTATCAAAGACATGAACTCAAGCCCGGCACCTTCTGGGCTTTTTTTGTTGCTCTCTCAAAGGCGTCCTCTCTTGTTTTCTCTTTTTTGGTATGATATTTTTTACGAATGCACTCGAAGAGTGACGTCAAGAAGTGGCTTCAAAGAGACGGGAAAACCTGAACAGGTGGGAGAAAGCTTGACGTAGCAGGATCATATTGTTGACGTCAACAATATGATGACTTAACATTCGTTCATGCTCGGCAGGGTCGGTTCGTCCCATGAATTCACCGGGCTACTTCTCCGGGAACAGACCTCCAGTCTGAACCATGCGCAACGGAGGGGGGGGAGTGATGGGGAGATCCAACAACAACCCCACGGAGCTGATCACTCCGTGGGTTTTTTATTGCCATTACATCTGCGTACAGTAGCATCCTCCCAGAAAAGTGCTCCTGTTCAGCCCTTGGCCTCCGGGTCAGGGGCTTTTTTGTTCTTTTCAAAAAACTGAACTTATTTCCCTACTTCGGAATCTTGAGTTGTATCTGCTTCTTGAAAAAGCTCTTAGCAAAAACTTCGGCTCCATTACTATTCCAGTCTTCTGCGTTGATCGCGTTCATCTTCTTTTCTACCTCCACAACGCATGCATTCCTCTCCTGAAAATCCTTCCAAATCTGATCTGCCGTAACAACATCTGTTCCCCACAAATTGTTGGCGTTCTTGTAAATCTGGCG